GGTTGTGGTCTTCCTTGCCGGTAATCTCTTTGTGGCCAGGACATAGAGCAAGAATCTCTGAGCCTCGAGTCTGAACAGGCTCAATGTTTAGACGCCCTAGGACGTTCTCCATCTCTTCTAGTCTCATACGTCGTCACTGCTCATCTCACGGAACATACCAGACGCCCAGTCCCACATCAAGGACGCTTCAACGTTACCGCTGTTACGAGCGGCCATGACCTTTAGGATACGGGTGTCGTCTACGTTCTCGTCTTCGCGCTCAAGACCAAACACAACGTCTGCGTCCTGTAGGAACGAGGATGAGTAACCGATTGAGTCTGTAGATACCTTGCCCTTTTTGGTCTTCCAGTTAAGCGCCTGTGTAGTAATTACCACTGGCTTGTTCATGCGCTGCGCAAGTCGCTTCAGCGAGCGCGTAATTCCCGTCAGAGCCTGTGGGGTGTTTGACTCGCCAGTCTGCTCGTCCATCATCAAGTAGACACCGTCAATGAAGATAACGTCAGGCTGTAGCGTCTGAACCTTGCTCTGAATAGCAGAGACAGTAATGCCGTGCGCCGAGTCAACCAGCCAGAAGTTAGCCTCGTCCTCGGACATCTTGTCTAGCGACTCCTTGTAGCGCTTTTCTTCTTCGGCGTTTAGCGAGCCGGTGATTAGTCGGTTGTGAGAAATCTGGGCACGCATCGAGTCGTAGCGGTCCTGCTGCTCACGGTTTGTCATCTCGAAAGACTGGAACATCGGAGATAGTCCCTGCTTGTGGATGTTGTTTGCAATCTGTAGCGCAAGCGTTGACTTACCAGTCTTAGGCGTGGCTACAACGACAATCAACTGGCCCTTTTGCAAACCGTTGGTGACGGCATCGATAGTCGGGAATCCGGTCGCAACACCTAGTAAGCCAGGGTTGTTCTTCCGAAAGATGTAGTCGTCCCAACGTGACTCTGTGGTCTGCACAAGGTTGACGTCAGAGGTCTTGTTTAGCCCCTCTTCTTCAAGTCGAACTATGCCGCCCTGAATTACCATCAGCGCAGACTCGTGGTCCTTGTTGTTCTGAATCTCTTCTACCGCTGTGCGTATCGTTGCGGTAATCGAGTTCTTACGGCGCTTGTCAATTAGGTCGTCTAGCAGGTAGTCAACCGAGTCGGTTAGCTCGTGAATCTGATAGGTGGGGAAGTTAGCCTTTACAACTTCTACGCTTGGGCACTCCGCATACTTGGCGAAGTGTGAGCGTAGGAATGTCCAGACGCGCTTGTCCTCTTCGTCGGGGAACCATGCGTCAGACACGTTGCGCTCAAAAAGCGGCGATAGGTCTCTAACGTGGATGATAGAGCCGAGTAGTTTTGCTTCTGTACTCATAACGAAGGAAAGTCCAATCCCCATCGGCCGTACCTTAGCAGGCGCGATGGAATGTCGATTACACCAATAACCTCTGGTCTGAAAGGTAGTTCTTCAACTAACTTGCTGACCGATTTATAGGCAGACCCGTAACGAAACGGGTTCGTACCAATCTTGTCCAAGTGGAGCATAAACTCTACCACCTCTTTTTCAGAGCGGGAGAAGTCTATGAGTTCCATGGTGATGCCGCGTTTTACGGTAACCATGTAAAGGTGACTAAGAACTAATCGGTTGTACTCTAGCCTCTTTGACTTGACTGGCACAAACCCTAGCACTTTTTTCTTGTCTTCGTATTCGTCGGTAATAACGTCAGACGTTACTAGTATCCTTTTAGGCATAGCGTTGCTGATGTCACCGCCTAGCACTAGATAACCTCTACCTTTGTGCTCTGAATAATGAAGTCTCTAAAAGTGACCTCGCTATCCATAGCAAACTTTATGTCGTGCTCTGAAACCTCAGTAAGCCAGTTAAACGGATAAATCCCGTTATTAGCCATGATTCTGTCGTAGACCAACTTCGCGTGCTTGCACTTAGACCTTGAAGCAAACCCCGGGCAACTGCACACTAAGGTCTTGTCCTCCTGGGCGTTGACCTCAAATATTGCGGCAGTTGGTGAACTGCTCAGAAAAATCTGAATTAGCCTGTATCCCATTACTTCCTCAAATCTTCTGCAGAGTTCATGTTTAGATAGATAAACGCCTCGTAGATAAACGATTGCGTAGCAGACCCGTAGTGAGCCTCCCAGTCGTTTATAGCCACGTTAGTCGTAACTATGGTCGGCAAGCCGTTATTGAATCTGGTCCTTAGTACGTGGTGAAGCATGTTTTTCTGCCAACCAGATGCACTGGAGTGCTCCTTGCCAACGTCGTCTAAAACTAGGATGCGTACGTTGTATGAGTCGTCCGTAGCCTCGCCAAGGATGCCATTGTATAGCAGCTCATCATTGCTGTCGTGGTCCTCCATAATCGCGCCTTTTAAATCTAAAAGCCCATTATAGGTAATGAAATAGCAAGGTCGAGGCACTGCTCTCCCCGGCCCCATGCCGACCACAGCGGGGTCTATGTTTCGGATAATATCCTGTATCACAGCGTTAGCTACAGTGGTCTTACCGCGCCCTGGGAGGCCGTAGAACATCATTCCAAGGCCGCAGGTCTCTTTACCCTCAGCACGGATGATTTTGCCGTTATAGAGCGATTTAAGCCACTTTGAGATGACATCTGTAGAGTCTCCCGCAATGTCCTTGCAGTCCTCCAAAGTCCACCCAATCTTGGCTGGCGGCACGTTTGCGGTCTTTACCCAGGTACGGCGGCGGGCTGGCAGCTCGTCTGGCTTAAACATCGTCGTCCTCGTCTAGTAGGGATAGCTTCTTTGAAGTAGTCTCTTGGTCCCGAATAATCGCGGTCTCAAGCTCTTCGACTGACACTACACGTTCTTTCGCAGATTGCAATAGCAACGGGGCCTTGTACATAAAGGCTCTCCAAAGGTGGTTGCCGTCTGTGTACTTTTCGGCCTGTAGCGTGGAGAAGAACAGGTTAATGAGCTCTACCTCCAGAGCGCCATTGGTGTCGTGCTGTTTGCGGAATACTGATAGAGCCTGAACAAACCTGGACTGCGTCACGCTAAACGGGGCAATGCTCCAGATGTCAGCCATGCGGTCGGCAAACTCATACGCAACGTCCTTGCAGGTCCAGTTAATCGGGTCGAGCTTTGAGCGGTGCATGTCTTTACGCTGCTGAGCTTTCTTCTCACGAGCCTCGACGTATTCGGCTTTCTTCTGGACCATGTGCTTTTCGCGCTCGCGGACCAGGTCATCGTCACTAGACGACGAGCCTTCAAAGAAGTCCCATCCCATCTCAATCTCTTTCCCCTCGACCCTGTCGAGGAATTTATTTGTAGCTATATTAGTAGTTCTAGCTGTATTGCTATTAGAAATATGGCTTACTAGCTGAACTGCTATATAGCTGTTACCAGACTCGACCACTGTGGGCGAGTCAGACTCGACCACTTTTAAGGTGGTTCCGCCGCCAACATACTTGACCATTTTGACCAAATTTGCGTCTCGTAACTCTTTTAGGATGGCATAGCTTTTGCGTTTGCTTAGGCCTTGGTCCATTAGGGTACGGTGATTTATCCGAATATTCGGGTGGGTAACAAAAAATTCCAGACAAGCCAATGCTTGCCTGCTGATAGTCGCTTGCATTACGAGAGGTTCTTGAACTTAGCTATTAGTTCTTCAGCGACCTTATCTGCAAAGATGGTGGCCATCTCTTCAATCAGGGACTTCATTAAATCGCCAAGGTCGTCGATAACTTCAGAGTATTCCTCTTCTTCGTCTTCCTCTTCTTCGCTTTCTTCTTCCGGAACATCAGTAAAGAAGGTTTCTAACTCGCCGATACTTACACGGACAGGCTGATGAAGTGTCGGTGTAGATAGCTGAGCTTCGACCGGCTCTTTGCTTACCGACTCCTCTACAGCGGGTACTGCAGCCACTGCTGGGCGTGAGATGGGCTCTGAGTTAAACGGAATCATAATCAGTCCGTCAGTTAAATCAAACGCAGGTATCTTATTAGACTGAGCGACTGATGCGGCGAGCTGGCACTCTGGGTCTTCGTCATCCCAAAGTATAAAGAACTTAATTTCGTTCTTCTGCTCTTTTAGAAGGGTCTTGTAATCATTGTGGTCATAGACCCCAGTCTGAAGACCCTTGTCGGTAGCATACTGCTCGGCCCAAACTTGGCCGTCTGACTGTTTCTTATCGAATACGGTTACCACCGCAGCCTCATCTACTGAGTCTACAATGTCTCCGATTAGGGCCTCTACATTGGCCCTGGTTGTTTTTGCGTTACCTATAACCGCGATGGTTACTCGTCTCATGGTTTACCTCCTGCTGACGGAGACTCCAGATTAGACCCTGCTTAGAAGTTTGTCAACTCTAAGACACACCAACAAACAAAGCCCATTGAGCACCGTAAGGGAGGTAGTCAGGTAAGACCGCTGAGAGACGCTTAGTTACATTAGTTCTATTCCTATAATACAAGCTTCGTCCATTGACGGCACTGCCGTCTTCCCAGAGCAAATCATCAGTTTCGTAGTAGCCAGTAGAGCCATCGAAATAAGCTTGAAGATAAGGAGCGGCCTCAAACATCGCCGCATCCACAGAAACTACACGGCCTGACACGGTTGTAAAGTCAATGAATACCATAGCTTTAGCAGCGTTTACGGGAGAGGTTGCTGTTGCGGAATACCTTCCCCAAGAAGTAGAGATGCTGGTATAGTCAGCGCTGTAAGTGCTAATCGTATTGCTTGCGCTATCTAGCCACGCTATGCGAACCCTAGCTGAGTCTCCTGAATCGCTACTTTTTAGGTAGGCGCTAAACGTGTAAGGGGTATTAGGGAATACGGTAACTAGTCCGCCAGCGCCATTTCCTGCCGCCTTGAGGATTGGGGATGCTCCGCTAGCAGTTAGGGCTCCCCACGCATCGCTAGAGCCAAAGGCGCCTGTACCAGTAACTCTAGCAAGAGAGCCGGTGAAGGCTGTCCAGTTGTTTGTATTAGTTGAAAAACTTGGGTTAATTAGTTCGTTAACTCGGTTAGGTCCCAAGTAAATATCTATTCGTCTAGCATCTACGTAGTTTGTGGCAGAAGAACCGGCCTCAAACTGTGCAGCATCGAAGTAGTGGATTTCCCCGGCACCACCGCTAGCAATTGATACGGTTGGCACAGCAAAGTAGGCATCGCTAGGTGCCGTAGCAGTTACTTTAGTTGCCCTGCTCCAAGCAGAAGTAGAGTTAGTAGATGTAGCAGCCGTTCCTGCGCTGAGATAAGTGCCAAAACGGTCATACCAGTTAATGTTAAGTGACACAGAACGCGCATTAGTTTTAGCCCGGCTATAAATGGTAAAACTATAAGCGCTACCAGCAGTTACTGGGATACCCCTGGTAGTTGGTGCCGTTTGTCCGCAGGAAAAAGATGCCGTAGCCGCCGCAGTAATAACTGATTTTAATATACCGCTAGTAGCGTTAGGGTAATTAGAGGGGGAGGTGGATTCTAGATAAGGAACTACAGCGGGCGACTCTCCAGAGCCTGTGATGCTAGAAAGGGTAACGTTAGTAACACCGTTCCAGCCTCCTACTGATTTTTCAAAAGAAGAGTCATTAATGCTAAGCATTAAGTTTTTAGCCGGACCTAAATCAACGTTGTATCCTGAGAAAGCGGAGACAAATACCCGCAGCCCAGCTACTGACCCTTTTTTACGGTATATTTCTATAGCGCTCTGTAGTAGTCGACGGCCTTGCTGTATTCCTAATTCGGCCTCGTACACAAACCCAAATTGGTTCATCATAATAGGAATTAGTTTTCCGTTTAAGTTAGCTATGTCATATCTACGCTTAACGTTTTCAGCGTCAGTTTTAAATTTGTCGTACTCAAACGCAAACAACTTTAAGAAGTTATATAGGTCTAGGTTTACTTCGCTGACATTAGTAGTTAGCCCATTAATGTTCGGCGACTTGTACATCAGCGGAAGGTACGCGTACATCAAGTCCGCGGTACCAAAGTTTTTTACAGCAATCCCACTAGCAACTCCAGCATTAATCCATGAGCCGTCTGCTACGGACCGTACAAAAATAGAATAATAATAAATCTTACCTTCTACAATTTTAGGGTCAATTACAGCTCCAGTATCTGGGTGCAGTCGGCGGTCCTCGTAAGACGTTACAGAGATTGCAGGGGTGGTAGATACAAGTAAGTCTCCGTCGTCCGGAGTCACTGGAAACCCTAATGTGTTTCTAACCAGGTGTAGTAAGTCCCAATCTCCGGTTGGAAGTTTCCACTTAAGGTCAATTACTGCATAGTCTGGAGATGTGGCGGTAAATGGGGATGCGTCAAAACTTACTAGGGTAGCTGGGCCGTACTTAAACAAGCCATAAAAACCATCACCGTATAGCGCCATTTAAAATCCTTTAGCCGAATACGTAGGTAAGTACGTACAGGTTATCAATATCTGAAGTTAGTTTGGTGTCCACAATCTCGCCTGCAGCATTCACAGATGCCAAAACAGTTCCAGATGAGTTTTGCCACTCTTGCAGGTTAGCTGACTGGCTAGACGCTCCCTTGACAATAAGGCCCTTGGTACTTGAGG